CGCGCGGGCCGTGCACGAGGTCGGCCGAGCCCGGCGCTTCCTGGGAGAGAACACCAGCAAGGAAGACCGCGAGGAGCTGCTCAAGCTCACGACCTCCGAGCTCACCTCGACGGCCCAGGTGCTCGCCTCCGCCGTGCATCTCCGGCAGCAGGTGGAGACGGCGGAGTTCACGCGGGCCCTCATAGAGCAGCAGAAGGCCGCGCAGCAGCCCCCAGGCGGGCCGCTTGCGTGTTAAGGGGGGACGGTATGCCGACGAAGAAGAAACGCCTCACGCAGCGGGAGAAGGCCGAGCGTGCGGCGATCAAGAAGCAGCTCCAAGCGGACGGCGTTCTCCCACCTGATAAGCCCCGGCTCAACCGCAAGAAGTTCGCCCGGGAGGTGTGGAAGGATTTCAGCGAGATGGATGTCTACACCGCAGATTTCTACCTCCGCAAGGCGATCATGGCAACGGTGGGGCCGGAGATGCACGAAGTGACATCGGAGCAGGTTGGTGTCCTGAAGCTGATGAAGCTGGCGGTGGAGACCGATCGGTTCATGCAGCAACTCAAAACAGAGGGGCGCGAGCAATACAGCATCGGGGAGTATGTCGAGAAGGTCTACAACCCGGTTATGAATTTATAGGAGGATTCACATTATGGCAAAACTGACACCAGACGCGACGAGGACGGAGCATGGCCTCGTCATTAACGAGAAGATCATCCCGTGGGGCGCGGTCTGGCCCAAGGACTCCGGCGCGTACAAGAAGGGCGCACAGTACAAGGCCGACCGTCTGCTCTCGGGCGGCACGGGCAAGGTCAAGGGCGTGACCATCCACAACACCAACGACCTGAAGAACGTGGAGGAGGACGCCGAGCAGTACACCCGTGCGACGTGGCCTAACGGCAACATGAACGACGCCCGCGTCCACTACTACGTCGACGACATCAACGCATGGCAGAACCTGAGAGAGGACGAGGTGGGCTGGCACGCGGGCGATGGCCGGAAGGCCACGGGCGGCAACGAGACGACGCTCTCCATCGAGATCATCATGGACGGCTCGGGCAGCAAGGAAGACCGCAAGGCTGAGGAGAACGGCGTGCTGCTGGCGGCACTGCTGCTGAAGAAGCACGGCTTGAGCGTGAACGAGCTGTACACGCACAACCACTGGATGGGCCACCCGGACTCCATCGTGCAGGGCGCGAGGAAGAACTGCCCGCTGTACATCCTGCCCCATTGGGCGCAGTTCAAGCAGAAGGTCGCCGCAAAGCTCACGGAGCTGAACGGCGGCGCGACCACCACGGAGGCGGGCAAGACGGAGATCATGGGCAAGGCCAAGGCGAGCGCACAGCAGATGGCGCTGTTCGCCCGATCCAAGAACGCGGAGCCGCAGCTCCCGGCGTGCTCGCTGGAGCAGCTGGCGCAGTTCTTCCTCGAAGAGGGCGAGGCCGAGGGCGTGCGCGGCGACGTCGCCTTTGCGCAGAGCCTCCACGAGACGGGCTTTTTCAAGTACGGCGGCATCGTGCTCCCCACGCAGAACAACTACGCGGGCATCGGGGCGCTGAACGGCAACGCCAAAGGACAGGCGGCGACCTTCCCCGACCCGCGCACGGGTGTCCGGGCGCAGATCCAGCACCTGAAGGCATACGCCTCCAAGGAGGCGCTCGTGAACGGGTGCGTCGACCCGCGCTTCTCCCTCGTGACACGGGGCTCGGCGCAGTATGTGGAATGGCTGGGCGCAAGCGACAACCCCAACGGCAAGGGCTGGGCCGTACCGGGCAAGGGCTACGGCAGCAAGATTATCGCCCTGTTAGGTCAGATCATGGCGTTCGAGGTGCCCCAGCCGTCCGCACCGAGCGAGCCGGAGGAGCAGGAGCCGGAGTTCCCGGCGTATCAGTTAGAGGGGCTTGAAACGCTCGTGGAGGCTGGCGTCATCAACTCCCCCGAGTTCTGGCGGCAGAAGTTCAGCGAGCAGGTGACGGTCGGCGAGATGTTCGGTATCTTGGGGAAGCTCTTCACAAAAGTGACCGAGTAAGGACGCGGAGGGCGGGACATGGAAGACCTCGTAAAGGAGCTGACGATCGACATGGTTCCTGACGGCGACAACCGCATCATCGCGGAGACGATCGGCGTCGAGAACTACTACAAGCTGTGCTCGGTCGTCGGCGGCTCGACCATCTACCTCCAGAAGCCGGAGAGTGTCCTTCGCCCTGTCCGAGACGCTCACATCAAAGCGGAGTTCAACGGCTACAACCACCCCGAGCTCGCCCGCAAGTACGGCGTGACGGAGCGGTGGGTGCGGCAGCTCTGCGGCGAGGGGAAGCTGGAGGGACAGATGAGCCTTCTCGACTACGGCGACGAGCCGGAAAACACTACGTTCTAAGACAACATTTCTAAGAAGCAGTACATATATAAGGTTCCTGAAAGGGACGGTAAAATAAGACTATGAGCATAGCTCATAGTCTTATTTTTATATCCAAAGGAGGACACCAAACATGAGCATGGAGATCATCCAGAGCGCGGCGACCGAGCTGCTGGTCAACGTCGCGCTCGCCGTGCTGGCCCTCGCCGGGGCCTACGCAGTCTACTACATCCGGCTCGGCACATCCAAGCTGAAGGCGCAGACCGCGCAGATCGAGGACGCATCCACCCGCAAGGTGCTGGACGACGCCTTGGAGGACGTTGCGAACCTCGCCACGCTGTCGGTGGGCGCAATGGAGCAGACCACGGCAAAGGCGCTGCGCGAGGCGGTCAAGGGCGGCAAGGCAAGCCGCGAGGAGCTGGTCGCGCTGGGCAAACAGGTCTTTGACGAGGTCAAGGCGTCGATCGCGCCGGAGGCGCAGCGGGTCATCACGAAGAACCTCGGCAGCTTCGACGAGTATTTGACGAAGTGCATCGAGGCCGCTGTGCTGGAGATCAAGCAGAACGAGCCGTACATCACCCTCCCGGAGAGTGCGCTCATCGAAGGCGAAGCGGAACGGTAAGGAGGGCGGCACATGGACGTCTCTCAGATCACCGCCCTCATCGGCGCGGCGGCGTCGCTGCTGTGCACCGTCGTCGTCGGGGCGCTCACCTTCTTTATGAAGAAGACGCTCGCCAGTCTTGAAGAGGCGGACAAGCGGAACGCCGAGGACATCAAGACGCTGGACAAGAACCTCAACGACCTGAAGGCAGACCTCCCCCTGATCTATGTGACGCGGGAGGACTACATTCGGGTCATGAACAGGGTCGAGGACAAGCTCGACCAGATCCTCTACGGAGGCAAAGCCAAAGGAAAGGAGGAGTGACCTCATGGCAATCCTTGACGAGCTGACCGAGCAGGAGGTCAGCAAGAACAAAGCAATCCGGGGCTACATCGTCCGAGCCCTCGCAAAAGGCAGTCAGAACGCCTTGCTCGTCCGTCAGATCACAAACGCCCTCGTCGCTGACGGCCTGATCTACTCGCCGGACATTTCAAAGCCGATCGAGTATCTGCAGGAGGCGGGTTATGTGACCTTCACCGACCGATCGGTGAACGCCTACAACGCCTACCGCAAGGACTCCATCATCAAGCTCACCCGCAAGGGCGTCGATCTCGTCGAGGGCACGATCAACGACCCGGGCATCGATGTCTAAGGCGGAGCGACGGAGGACGCGGGTCAGCTCGACGATCGACAAGCTCCCGGACGATATTAAGGGGCAACTCGACGTCCGGCTTGCGGACACCTCCAACACCTATGAAGAACTGGCGGCATGGCTCAAGGCTGAAGGCTACGAGATCAGTAAGTCAGCGATCGGGCGTTATGCGATCCGCACCACACAGGCGGCGCAGCGCGTAGCGCAGACCATCCAGCGTACTCAGGCGATCGCTCAAGCGGTGGAGGCCCACCCCGACCTCGACTACACGAAGGCGGCGTCGATGGTGCTCATGGACGGGCTCATGCAGCGAGTCAGCACCGCTGAGGACGACTTTCAGGAAATGCCGCTGGATAAGGCGGGGCGACTCATCGCAAGCCTCGCCCGGAACGCCACCTACGAAAAGCGCGTCCGGCAGGACATGAAGAAAAAAGCTGAGCTTGCCTTCGAGCAGATGGAGACGGAGCTCATGGCGGCAATCAAGCAGCACCCTGAGCTTGCTGGCGAGCTTCACGACGTGCTGGAGCGTGCAAGAGAGAAGGTGCTGGCAGATGGCGAAGATTGACCTGAACGACTACCTCGAAAAGCTCACAGAGCCGGAAGACCGGGAAACGGTCGCAAACCGCGCGTATCAGCGGGAGCTGTTCGAGCAGTACGTCACAAAGGACGGCAATTTTCCCGAGCAGCGGGCGCAGCTCCTTGAGGACTTCAGGGCCGGAAAGGAACTGACCGGGCCGAAGGGACTGCGCCGGAAGCTCGGAGCCTTCGATCTTGAATACTTCGGGCGGGCCTATCTCGCGCACTACTTCGTCCGCCCGTCGCCCAAGTTCCACGGCGAGCTGGACAGGATATGGCGGGGGGGGGGGGGGGCGGGGGGGGCGCCCCGGGGG